AATGCAAAGCCAGTCAGCAATCGCAGCAGCAGCAATAACGTGCCTGATCGTATTGCACAGGCCGGATGGCACCGAGGTCGCAATTGATACGCGGCAAATTGGTTATATTGAACCGGTACAGACCAGACATCACTACGCGCACGGCACGCGTACCTTATTGCATGTCAGCGGCGAAAAAGTAGCGGTCACAGAGGCGCCGCACGAAGTCGAGTATTTGACTAAAATCTGCGTTGACGGGGACCGGTAGGTTTAATAGTTTTGCCTATCGACTGGCGGCCGTTACCTCGCCTTTGGAGTAGCTGTGCCCAAGATTACGGATGAAGACGACGTTAATCTAGACGACATCGACACCAAACCACCCGAAGATGAAAATGATGCTGAGGGTGCCGATGAGGTGGCCGATGCTGATTTGCCGGAAGACGAACAGCCTGATCATGAAGATCGTGAACCTGAACCCGATAGGGATCAGGACGATGAAGACGAACAGGACAAGCGTCTAGCTCCGACAGAGCGGGAAGCTGCACGCGCACGTCGTCCGCGTGAAAATGATCGCATCCGTTCGCTTAATGATGACTTGCGCCGCTCGCGTGACGAAACTCAGGCGTTGCAGCGCAGGTTCGATGATTTCATTTCGCGCTCGCAGCAGCAGTCGCAGCAGCGAGAATCCGATGAGCAGCGTCAGCAGCGTCGGGCGCTTATGTCGTCCGAAGAGAAAATGTCTGAGGATCTGCGTGATTCAGAGCAACGTACTCAGCGTCTGATCAATCAGCAGACCTTCAACATGCAGGATGCAACCGACAAGTCTCTCTATGACACGAAGGCGAGTAGCATTCCCGGTTACCAACGGTATCGTGATCAGGTAGAAACGGAGCGCGCGCGTTTAGTACAGAATGGCGCGAATGTGGCAAGGCGTGCAGTGTTGGCTTACTTGGTCGGCGATAAAATTGTTAAGCGATGGGAAAGCGAAAAACCTTCGTCAGCTAGTGCTGTAGCTCGGCGACGCGTTGAACGGCAAACGGTTAAACCCGGTAACAGTCGTAATGACACGCAGCAAGACCGTCGTGGTCGTGGCAAGTCGCTAGAAGAGAGGCTTGAGAACCAACCGCTTTAACGGAGGTTTTCAATGCCCACTAACGTATCCGGCTCATTCCAAGCTGACGTAGAAGCGTATATCGCCGATAAAACGCTTCCCCTCGCCCGTCGCCAGTTGGTCGTTTACCACTTCGGTGATCCGCTCGATTTGCCCAAAGGTCGCGGTGTGACCTATACGGCAACGCGCTATCAACGTGTGCCGCTACCGTTTGCACCGCTGTCTGAGGGCGTGCCGCCGATTGGCGAACTGATGACTATTCAGCAAGTGGTCGCAACCGCTCTCCAATGGGGTGATAAGATCACCATTACAGATGTGGCGGAGCTGACGATCAAACACCCGCTTTTTAAGAAAGCTATCGAGTTAACTGGGCTCCAGGTAGCTGAAACGCTTGAGCGCAATACGTTCAATTCACTGATGGCGTTGGCGCAAATCAACTACGTCAACTCGCGTGGCGCGCGAGCTTCGCTTGTGGCAGGCGATGTCATGAATATCCATGAATTAAACAGAGCCTACGCGATGTTGTTCACGCTCGGTGCGCCGCGTTACATGGGCGATGAGATGACCGACACCAAGCTCGAAGCGGATGCTGGTGGCGCGAGAGCCTCAAACAATCCCAGAATGATGCCGCATTACGTGGCGGTAATTCATCCGTTCGTTGCCGGTGACCTGCGCGAGAATTCGTCCATCAACCAAGCGTGGTCATATTCGGATATCAACCGACTCTACAACTACGAGGTTGGTGAATGGAGCGGTATTCGGTTCTGCATGTCGAACCTTGTACCGTCGTTTACCGGCGTTACGGCGATCACTGGTACGGCTGGTACGGCGGGCAGTTTGGCGACTGGTACTTACCCGATCCAGGTCACGGCAAGCGATACGCAGAACCAGTATGAAAGCCGGGTCTATGCGGTATCCGCCAATGTCTCGGTGACCGGTCCTAACGGGTCGATCTCCGTGGTGTTGCCGTCACTGCCGGGCTTTACTTTCTCGGTTTATGTTGGAACGGCAGCAGGCGGACCTCCTGCAAATCTGGGACTTAGTACTTCAGGGCCAACCTCTGGGCCGTTGCAGGGCCAAGCGACGCAGATGGCTGGTGGTCAGACCGTTGTCATCACCGGCATTGGCGTGTCGCAATTCCCGCCTGCAGCGCCGGCTAACGGTATCACCGTGTATCCGAACTTCCTGTTTGGGCGCGGTGCTTATGGCCAAGTTAGACTTGACGATGTCAAGTTCACCTACTTGAAAGAGGGCGACAAGTCAGATCCGCTCAATCAATTGCGGATTGTTGGCTGGAAAGCGTTTTATGGAACGTTGATCCAGAACCAACAGTTTGCCATGCGGATCGAGTCGGTTTCTAACTTCAACCTGACCTTCGGCTGAGAGTGGAGGTATCGATGCCTTATCGTCTTACTTACAAGTTCAATATCAGTTGGGTTGGTGCTGGTCTTAACGACATGGCGCAAGCCGGTCCCAACGCCCAGACGTTGGGGCTTGTCAACGTTTCCGGCGGCCAAAATCTCGGCGGTACTGGTACCGGTGGGGCTTTGGCGACAGCGGATATCACGGCACTGACCAATGCGGCAGCAGCCGATATGTCAGCGCAGCTGAACGCCAATATTGGCGTCCCGCAGGGTTGGATCAGCGGTCAGGGTTAAGTCGGCGCGCGCAGGGTGAGCCCATAAGTCGCGCGCTATTTATAGGAGGTTGGCATGGCGCTGCGCACCATGGGCACATTCTCGACGACGATCCTGCAAGGTTTTGTCGTTGGCACGAACGATTTGACGCCCGCTGATGTCGGATCATTGGATGGCAATATTCTCAATGATCAGATGGTCGCAACTGCTCCAATAACTAGCAAAATGTGGGGTGGTGGTTATGAACGGAATGGCATGTTGGTTGTGCCAAATCGCGGTGTATTGAAATGCCTGCCCGGAGATTTCATTGGATTTGACACCACAACCGGCTGGCCGATCCTAGTATCGGCGGCTGCGGCGGCTACCGGTACGATCTGGGTGCATACATAGGAGTTGGTTATGGCCCCGAGAAAATTACCGCGCGCTTTCGCTGATCGGCTGGAAAACACCAGCCTGACCGAAGACGAAAAAGAAGAAATCCGGCAACGAGCTTTTGAGCAAGTAGAAAAAGAGCGCAAGGCTCGTGCTGAAGAAGCGTTCATGCAGCAGGCGCTGGATGACGCGCGCCGGGCTGATGAACCTACGTTGCAGATGGAAGATGTTTTTATTGATCTTCCTGGTCATGCTGTACGTATTCTTATTGATGGCATCGAATATCTTCATGGTTTTATCTACAATGTGAACGCGCATCAGGCTGCTACCATGCGCGATATTATGCAGCGATGTTGGAACCATGAGAATGAAGTTGGTGGCGCAAACCGTGAATGGTATCGGCGTCCGCGCAATACGACTTTAAATCGTAGCCACCAAAGTCTTTCATCACGCCAGATTTTAGGGGGCTGAATTGGCGCTCCGCGAAGCCAACGTCGAGCCTGCAAAGGTCGATACGCATACGACTGAGCCGGTTTATTCCGGCAAGGATATCGCGCTTGGCTTAAGCGTGCAGATTTCCATCGGTGAGAAACGTGGCATTGGAGTGCAGACGCATGTCACGCGCGATTGCACCGACGTTGAGCTAAATAGCGTGCTTGATAAGGTCATGCGCGCGCTTGATCGGCAGAACGCTAAATATCGAATGCACGAATTACAGGTGCACCGAGATTTAAGAGTGAAGAAAATTGCCGAAATGATGGAAAATCATTCCCAAGTTTTGCAGAAATGGCAAAACGAATGGGTACAAAATAAGCGACGTGGGCCGTTTGATATGACTCCAAGCCAGCAGCAACAAAAAGTGGCGATGGATAACACGTTTAATCGGGAAAAATACGAACTCGAATCGCTGGAAAGCGAGCTTGTGGAGTTAAAAGCGCAAATAAAGGGCTGACATGCCTCTGACAGCCAACCAGATCATTACCCAAGCCTGTCAGAACGCCAATGTGCCAGGATTTACTGGGCAGGCGCAAAATCTTTTGAACATGATCCTGGCTGAGCTGGCGCAGGATTATGATTTTGTTGTTGCCATGGGCACGTTTCGATTCAATCTACCGACCAATCAGATCCAATACGGCGGCGGCACGGTCTCAAGCACCACTTTTCCTGCCGATTATTTGCGGGCGAAGAAAAACGAATGCCTCTATTTCATTTCTGGTGTTCCTTACACGTTGATCCCGGTCGATCTTGATGAATTCGACCGTCTGGTTGCCACTCCCGGC